ATAATAAGAAGTTTTAAGTTAGTTTCAAGTTCGTTCATGCAGAAATCTCCTTTCTGTTATTGATTTGATAATAACATTATAATCTCGAAAAATCAATATAAATATCATTAGATTTAAAGACAAATCTCGAAAAATCGAAACTAGCGTATTGGTATTCTTGAAAAATCGTGTATACTAAAATAGAAATCACGAAAAATCAAGAAAAGGAGGAGATAAGATGTTTCCGAATCTGGAAGCAGAAATGGCAAGAAAGAAAATATCACAAACAAAAATTAAAAGAGAAGTTTTTCCAGATCAGACATTGGATTACCTGTTTGCCACAGAGAGTGAATAGTAAGGAGGGAAGCATGTGTATTAGATCTTTAGAAGCAGATATTGACCGGGATATTTTGAAAATCAACGGTCGAGAAGTGCAAGAGCCTGTTGTTGTTACTTTCCCGGGACCAGATGGATGGTCATTACAAAAATTGTTTAATGCTGATCCAGCCAATCCGGGAAAGCATAAACAAATTGACATTACAGTCAATAATACGCTTTTATGAATCGAACATTGTCTACAGTGGCATAGTCGATCATGGTGATGAGGTGACCTTCTAAGAATGTATTGCAAATATTGGAAATGTCTTTAGTTGCGGTAGAAGGAATAGCAATTAAAAGATATTTTCCAGAGTTATCAATACATTCAGTGTAGTAGGTATCATATCCTCTAACATTTATAAGCTTTATATCCTTAATGAACAATCTCCTTTCTTGTACTCGGCATGGCAGTGCCTGCACAACAAGGATAAGAGAAAAGCATAGTGAAGTCAATTAAAGAAAGCGGATGTAACCGGAACAAACACTTTTACATAATTTATACGGGGGTGATTGGATGATCATTAAAGAGATCGATCACGAAAAGGGCAAGATTTACATTCACGATGACTGTATGGTAAAGACACCAGAAGAAAGAAAAGAGATCATGCAGAGAGTGTCTCAGATCGTAGTAGATGCCCTGAGAAAAAAACAGAGTGACAAGACCGCCTGAGCAGGCGGGGAAAGGACAAGCAGATGACAAGAAGAGAAATAATCAGCCTGATTGGCGAAGCAAGCGCCACGATCGTGGCAACAGCCGCCGCAGGCTTTACATTCTGGTGGCTGGCAAAGTACAGCACGATCTACTACGACCGCCTGATCTTAGGGCTCTGGAAGCGTGCAGACGGTTCGATCTACAAGAAGTTTGCGGATCACCCGGAAGCGTTCCGGTGCAGGATCGTAGAACGTACCGGCAGCAAGCAGGAGTGCAAGGAGTTCCGGAAGCAGGATATCGTATCCATCGAGGTCGGTCTGGACTTTGGCGGCAACAAGTCCGGCCATGCGTTCGTGGCAAGAGGGTACACGGACGGTTACCGGGATGTGGTCGCCCTGAAATCCCGCCGGATCATGGCCAAGGAGAAAGATGACCCGATCGACAGCAACCGCCTGGATGAGTTGTTCTGCGATTTCGTGCAGGATGTGATCGACCAGTATGCGGATATTGTGAGGCACTGGGATACCATCGAATACTGCAACGTAGAAACGGTCTTCTGGGACAATGCAGAAACCGTGCTGGGTAATTCCATACGGAACGCAGTCGAGAAGCGTTTCCCGTGGATCAGCGTGAGACCGGCAAAGAAGAAACGGGTAAATGACCGTATCAATGCGACCGTCAGGCTCATGGGAGCCGGGCGGTTTTTTCTTACAGACGACTGCGAGAGCCTGAAAACAGCATTTTCGGATGCGGTCTGGGACAAGGAGAAACAGGATGATGAGCGGCTGGATGATGGCAGCACGGACATAGACAGCCTGGATGCGTTCGAGTACACCATAGAACGCGACCTGAAGGAACTCATCCGGGAGGTGGAGGATGTTTGATTTTGCAAAAAGGATATGGAGAGAGGTGAGGAGATTGTTTGATTATACGACACTGAAAACAGTCCTGGGGCGTGAGCTGACGCTGTCACAGTCCATGGTCGAAGCCCTGGAAAGCTGGGGCGGCATGATGGACGGAAAGGCACCGTGGTGCGTGGATCCGGTGGTGTCGCTTCGGATCGAGTCCGGTATCTGCCGTGAATTTTCGGATGCGGTGCTGGTTGAGATGGAAAGCTCCATCCTGAACAATGACCGGCTGGATGCGGCTTACCAGAGGGGGCTGCTGGATCTGAACGAGAATTTACAGGATGGTCTTGGCTTCGGTTCTTTTATCCTGCGGCCGCTGGGGGCGGACAGGACCGAGTTCGTCACGGCTGATAAGTTCGTGCCGGTCCGCTTCGATGATTCCGGGAAACCGGTCGATGTCGCTTTTCTGACCGTTAAACGGGTGGGGGAATATGACTATTACACGAAAATGGAGCGTCATTACTTCACAAACGGAAACCTGACGATTGAAAACAAGTGCTACCATTCGCTCGACCGGAATCACCTCGGTACACCATGCAGCCTGGATGCGGTGGAAGAATGGGCAGACACCAACCCGGGACCGGTAACGTATCCAGGAATGGACCGCATGGACTTCGGGTACTACCGGAACCCGCTCAAAAACCGGATCGACGGTTCTTTCTGCGGGGTGTCGATCTTTGACGCTGCCACAGGTCTGATCCGCAAGGCAGACATTCAGGCGGCAAGGCTCGACTGGGAGTATGAATCCGGCGAGCGTGCCGTGCATGTGGATGAACGTGCACTGAAACGCGGGGGCAGGGGCGTACGGATGGCACAGCTCAATAAACGCCTGTACCGCGGCCTGAACATCGAGGACGGCAAGGACAAGGAACTGCTGCGGGAATATTCCCCGGCGATGCGGGACGCTTCCTACATTGCCGGCCTTGAGAAATATTACCGGAACATCGAGTTCACGGTCGGGCTTGCCTACGGCGACCTGTCAGACGTTCAGGAGGTGTCTAAGACAGCGACTGAGGTACGTGTCTCGAAAGCACGGAAATACAACCGTGTGACAGCGATCCAGGAGAACCTGAAAGAGTGCCTGGAGGATTATGCCGCTGCCCTGGCATTCTATAACAGCATGTACCATTCCGGTTATGAATTTGCCTGTAAGTTCAACGATTCCATCCTGACAGATGAGGATTCCGAACGGCAGCAGGACCGCCAGGACGTTTCTATGGGTGTGATGTCTGCGGTTGAATACCGTATGAAGTGGTACAACGAGGATGAGGCGACAGCCAGGAAGAACCTGCCAGTCCAGAACACCGTGATGGAGTGATGCCATGGCAGGGGAGAGGACAGCACCGGATGTGCAGCGGATGGGGCTGCAGGCTGAGAAGATCTGGAGGGAAGCAGAGCGGCGTATCATGGAGGATGTCATCCGCAGGATAAAAAAGGCCGGTGAGATCACATCAACGGCAGACTACCAGATCAACCGCCTGATCGAGATGGGCAAGTCCCGGGAAGAGGTGGAGCGGATCATCAAGGAGGCACTGGGGGCAACCTGGCCGGAAATGTTCGAGATGTATGACAAGGTAGCGAAATGGGAATACGTCCGCTACCGGGAGATCTATGAACAGGTCAATGATGATTTCCTGACGCCGGAGGAAAACAAGTGGCTGCAACAGATCACAGAGGCAGCCAGGAAGCAGACAAAAGACACGCTCGTTAATATGGCACAGAGCTACGGATTTTCAGTCCTGATGGCAGGAAGGCGGGTGTTCACACCATTTGCCGAGTACTACCAGAAATACGTGGACACGGCCATCCAGGACGTTGTGACGGGCGGCACAGACTACAACTCGGCGATCCGGAAAGTCGTCACCCAGATGACGAACAGCGGGCTGAGGGTGGTGGATTATGCTTCCGGGCATACGAACCGGGCAGACGTGGCAGCACGCAGAGCCGTCCTTACGGGCGTGAACCAGATCACGGCACAGGTCAGTGAGCACAACGCAGAAAAACTCGATACAGAGTATTTTGAAGTGTCCTGGCACCCATGCGCGAGGCCAGATCACCAGACATGGCAGGGCAGGGTGTTCAGCAGGAAGGAATTAGGGACGGTCTGCGGATACGGAACCGTCACAGGATTGTGTGGTGCCAACTGCCGGCATACGTTCCACCCGTTCATTCCTGGCGTTTCTGAACGTCTCTATCCGGATGACTGGCTGGAAGAACAGAACCAGAAAGAAGCCAAAACAAAGGAATGGAACGGCAGGCAGCTCAATGCCTACGAGCAGACCCAGCAGCAGAGGAAGATGGAGACCGCCATGCGTGCCCAGCGTCAAAAGATTCGGCTGTTACAGGAAGCCGGAGCTGACAAGGACGACATCATGCTGGAAAAAGCCAGGTACCAGGGACAGCTGAACGAGTACAAGCAGTTCAGTAAGAAGATGGGACTTCTGGAACAGCGTGAGAGAATTTATCAGGATGGACTGGGCAAGGTAGCGACCAACACGAAACAGCAGAACGCACGCTATACACCGGAGATGATGCGGAATGCTAAGAGAGACTCAAAAGAATGGGAAAATTATAAAGATATATTAAGAGATACAATATTAAGAGATACAAAAATCAATCTTGCAGAGTTTCGACAAATCAAATATAATGATCCACAGGGATATAGACTGCTACAGGGATATGAAAACGCTGTCAAGAAGGGAGATATACATGCTCTTACAGGTTTTGTTACATATGAAAAAATTGCCGCTGACACAGAAAAGAGTATTGTAGGAATGACAACCAGCGAAGGAACGAAAATAGAGTCTTATACAACGCATTTTCTTGACAGAGTCATCGGACAAACATCGACAAGTCATAAAGGAATGAGACTCGGAACAAACTTACAGGACATAAAAGACGCTTTGGGATCACCCGAACGTGTCGGTGAAGTTGTAACCATGAAAAATGGAGATGTGCGTCAGAAGTATTATGGGAAGCAAGTGTCAGTAGTTATCAGTATTACGGATAATAGACTTATTCAGGCAACGCCAGCATCGGAGGGAAAATAAATGTTTTTGAACGAAATTGATAAGACTTTTTTGAAAAATAATATAGCAAACGCAGATAACCTGATCAGTCAAGGCAAGGTTAGAGCAGTATTGGATGCCCTTGGTGATTGCATTGACAAAAAAGGATTTGCACCGCCAGATTATTATGATTACAATGATTTTGGGCGAGAAGCTCAGAAAGTATATGATCGAATTTATGAGAATAACTGTATTTAAATTAGATAGCACGCAGAGATGCGTGCTGTTTTTATACCATTTAGGTAATTGCGAAACTCGCGATGCTCGTTTGCAATTTTGTATCTAAACAGGGAAAAATTCGTGCAGGGCACGAATTCTAAAATGAGAAATGGATAACTATCAGTTTTAGGCATACTTTAATAAACCATAAGGTATATGAAGTTGGTAAGACCTAAGCTATGAGTGGTTTTAGACTTCGTATGTACTCATGATGTTTGATCCTGTCTGCAAGAACAACGGTAATAAGTTGTGTGATACCAGCAAGGATTAAGTCTGTATGCAATGTTTTTTCATTCTGAGTACGGCGTCCTGCGAGACAGAGATTCTCTTTTATGTGATTGATATCTCTTTCAACAGCAGTTCTGATCTTGTAAGTGCTATCCCATTCTTCGGTTCCACGAATGGTGCCTGGATAAGCACGAAGATCTTTTTCGGGATAAACATAAACCATACGTCCGCATTCAGAAGTAGTACAGGGATTATCGCAGATACAATGTCTATGATATTTTCCGGTTGATGCATCCTTAACATACTTTATTTTAGGACAGCTAAACTTATATCTTTTTAAACCATTTTTTCTTGTAGACGTACCTTCTGGTTTCATTGAAAGTGAAGGATCATTAGGACAACAAGGTATACCGTTTTCATTGATCGTACAATCCGGATTTTTTAATCCGGATCTGGAATTAAGAGGAATGTATGCTTTTGTGAAGTGTTTATTTTCGCCAAAGGTATTGCCTGTAAGCAGTTCACCATAAAGCTGGCACGAATCAAATGCTGCATCACCAAGAAAGGTTCTGGGATTAATAAGTGGATGCTTTGTAAAGAAATCTTTTAGTGTAGGAATGAGTAATTTTGCATCATGAACACATTTATCTTCATCTGGAGAATTCGATTTCTTTTCCACAACGATCTCAGGATGAGCGGTCATAAAGTCTTTGTTATAAAAAGCTATATGTCGGATAATTCCGAGACCATTGGTAACAATGCCAAACTTGTAGACATAGCAAAAATGACCATTAATGTATAACTGTTTAATTTCAGGATTTGCGGATGCGTGTGTTGGCATGGAACCATAAGCTGCCTTGTAAGGATCATAACTTTTATCGAGGTTATTCGCTTTGGCATAAGCTTTCAGCTGCCGGATAATGCGATTTGCGTATTTCGGATTATTTTCAGTAACGAAAGCCTCAATGCCAGAAGAATCAAAGATCGTCATATCCGCTTTGACCGAATCAATAGATTGGCAGATCGGTTCTGTTAGATCAACAAGGTTATCAAAAACGAGCTGAATGTCATCCATAAAATCTTGTTTAAAACGAGTGATCTTAGAAGCATCTGGGACTTTAGAAAAGCCACAGAATTCACGTAGTGGTTTTGAATAGGCAAGAAAAGTTAAAAGCAGTTGGTCTGTGGGAATGGAAAAAATACGTTGGATGATCAAAGCCCACAGGAAAGCTTGTAAAGGGTATTTACGGGTTCTGCCCGTTGATGCATAAAAATGATTTCGAAATGAAATCGGAATAAACTCATCAATATCGATATGAGTTTCTAATAGAGATAGAAACGCAGGTTTGTCATTTTCAAATTTTTTCTGGCAATCTGAAAAAATATCTGCCAAAGAAAGCTGTTTATATGTTATCATAGATGTCAGAATAACTCCTTTCTTGGTGTATGGTTTATAGTTTCTCGACAACTCTATTATACCATATCCAGTGAGGGGTTATTTGTTTTTTGTGGTAAAAAAATGCCGTGTTTATGCGGCTTGTGGCGTTTCGCAAACGCCTAAATAGAAATTCAAAAGGTAGTGTCAAATAAGTTATGAAAAAACAAAGCCAAAGAAAAAGGCTCAAATGAACCT